AAAGATTCCCATGAGCGAATGGACGACGGCGGAGCAGATTCTTACGGCCTTTGAGATATTGGAGCAGCAACATGGCGGATGACTTTCAAGTTGCATACGATAAGTCGGACTTGCGTCGTGTTACTGCTGCATTCAAAGCAATGGATGCCGAAGCAGTTGCTCAAGCCAAAGTCGTCAGCGGTGGTCTAGCAACTTACGTCCAAGGCAAAATTGTTCAAGCTGCTGGTCGTCGGCCTAATGATGCGGCTAACAGAATCGCATCTGGCTCACGTGTCTCCAAATCTTCAAAGATTGGAGAATTGTCATTTGGCTTTGTAAGTCAGAAATTCTCTGGCGGTGGTACAACTCAACAGCTTTGGGGCGGTTACGAATTTGGATCTAATAAATTTAAGCAATTCCCAATTTGGTCGGGTAGTCAAGGCCGAGGTTCCAAAGGCTGGTTCATTTATCCGACTCTGCGAGCCGAGCAACCGAATATCATTGCCAAGTGGGAAAATGCTTTCACTGAGATATTGAAGGAGTGGTGATGGCCGGACAAAGTAGAACGCTCAAGCTCTCGATTCTGGCTGACGTAGATCAACTCAAGAAGTCGCTGAATGTCGCCAATAATGACGTTCAAAGCTCAAGCTCTAAGATTTCAGATTTTGGCAAGAAGGCCGGCTTAGCATTTGCAGCCGCCGGAGTTGCCGCAGCTGCTTACGCATCCAAGCTGCTGATTGATGGGGTCAAATCGGCCATTGCCGATGAAGCTGCACAAGCTGCATTGGCAACAACTCTCAAAAATGTAACCGGCGCAACCAATGCCCAAATTAAAGCCGTTGAGGATCAAATAACAAAAACATCATTACTAACCGGCAAAACTGATGATGAATTGAGGCCAAGTTTTGATCGGCTTTTGCGTGCAACAAAAGATGTCAGCGCAGCTCAAAAATTGCAATCATTGGCATTGGATGTTTCAGCAAGTGGCACAATTTCATTGCAGGCTGCAACAAATGCATTAGCAAAGGCTCAAGAAGGTAATTTCACAGCATTGGGCAAATTAGGTGCTGGCATTGATGCAAGCATTATTAAATCCAAAGATTTTGATGCTGCCACAGCTGCATTAGCAAAAACTTTTGAAGGTCAAGCAGCAACTCAAGCGGAAACATTTGCAGGTAAAATGCTCAGATTAAATGTGGCATTTGATGAAGCTAAAGAAACTGTTGGATCATATGTCCTCGATGCAATTACTCCGATGGTCAATACTTTCGTCAAGGATGTCGTGCCAGCCATTCAAAAATTCTCAGATGAAATCGGGCCAAAGTTACAGCCAGTAATCAAATTTCTTGGATCATATATTCAAGAAGTCTTGCTTCCAGCTTTTAAAGGCATTTGGGGATTCATCAATGATTTCTTGATTCCGATATTCTCATCAATTCTCACGCCAGCCATTAACGGATTGCGCAATGCATTTGAAAAGGTGCAGAAAGCCATCGGCGACAACACAGAAGAATTAGAGCCCCTGCTAGATTTCATGAAAGCAGTCGGAGAATTTGCTCGAGATACTTTGGCTCCAATTATCGGTGGCACACTTAAAGCTGCATTCAGTGTCTTAGGCACAATCATTTCAGTTACCATTTCAGGATTTGCAAAGATTGTCACAGCTGTCACAAACGTCATCAACGCAGTCAAAGCATTTATCAAACTTATGACTGATAATCCAGTCACTAGATTCTTTGGCTTAAGTGGAGACAACTCCAAAGGCTTAAAAGCCGGTGGTGCAGAATTTGACCCAAATATCGGTGGCGATATTGGTGATCCATTTAATGGCGGCGGTGGCGGTGGTGGTACAACTTTCGGCGGCAATGATCCGCGCACATTTACCGGCGCACCATTAGGGGCATATTCACCAGCTATGCAAGCTGCAATCCTTAGACGTGAAGAACTCAAAGCCGAGACTGAACGCCTACGCAATGCCAGAGAAGCAGCCGCAGCAGCTCGTGCCGGGGTCACTGGCGGGCTTTCAACGGCAGAGCGCATCAATATCACAGTCAATGGCGCAATCGATGCTGAGGGAACAGCTCGCACAATTGTGGAGACTTTGAATGATTCATACTTCCGCGGTACAGGCGGCGCATCTAACTTGCAGGCAATATGACAGTCTTTAATCCAGTATGGCGAGTCACGATTGGCGGCGTGCAATATCAGACGGCCATTCTTGCAAATCTGACGATTACATCTGGGCGAACTAATATCTATGAGCAGGCGCAAGCCGGATACACAAACATTGAACTTATTAATTTAGACCAATCAGCTGTTGTTATTGGAATCAATGATTCATTGACTATTGAGCTGCAAGATTCCACAGCTACATTCATTCCAATCTTTGGTGGTTCTGTTGTGGATGTGGCCATCTCAGTAGCCGAATTAGGCAATGTGGCTTATGCTCAGCGCGTTAGAATTATTGCTTTAGGTGCATTGGCTAGATTGCCAAAGGCTTTGACTAATGGCGTTCTTCATCAAGACTTTGATGGAGACCAAATTTACACAATTCTCCAGGGTGTGTTATTTGCTCAATGGCAAGCTGTTCCACCAGCTTTGACGTGGGCAACTTATGATCCGACGACTCAATGGCAAGATGCTGAAAATACTGGACTTGGTGAGATTGACCGGCCGGGAAATTATGAGCTTGCAGCGCGTTCATCAGATCGGACAAATGTCTATTCTTTGGTTGCAGCTTTGGCTACTAGTGGCTTGGGCTATATCTATGAGGATGCTCAAGGGCTTATCTCATACGCCGATTCGACACATCGCACGACATATCTTGCAACTAATGGTTACGTCAATCTTTCAGCCAACGATGCGCAAGGCTCTGGTCTAAGCATCCAGCAACGAGCTGGAGACGTGCGAAACACCATAACGTTGCAATATGGCCAGAACAGTCAATTTGAGGTCAGCGCGGCCGATGCCGCTTCAGTGGCCTTATATGGAGAGCTTGCTCAGATATTTACGACAACAGTGAAACATTCAGCTGATGCTCAAGATCAAGCTGATTTTTACTTAGAGCTTCGGGCATATCCTCAATACAACTTCAATCAGATTACTTACCAGCTGACAAATCCAGAGATTGATGATGGCGACCGAGATTCACTGATTAACGTGTTCATGGGAATGCCGCTGGCAATTGCTGACTTGCCGCTAAACATGTCGGCCGGTACTTATCTAGGCTTTGTCGAGGGCTGGACGTTCCAAGCCGGTTACAATCAAATCAGCGTCTCGCTTAATCTTTCGCCATTAGCGTTCTCACTCCAAGCCATGAGATGGAACGACGTGCCGATTGTCGAAACATGGAATTCAGTAATACCTACATTAGACTGGGAACACGCGACGCAGGTCGCATAGAGGAGAAAACAAGTGTCAAATCCAACTACTCCGTTTTCGTGGCAAATGCCACAGGCGACTGATTTAGTAACGGACTTACCAGCGGACTTTGAAGTCTTTGGCCAAGCTGTTGCTACATCAATGCAAGATTTACTAGGTGGCACGACTGGTCAAGTATTGGCAAAAGCTTCAAATGCTGACATGGATTTTGTTTGGTCAGCTGATGCAGCTGGCATGACTAATCCTATGACCACAACAGGTGACACAATTTATTCATCAAGCGGATCAACACCAGCAAGATTAGGCATCGGCACAACAGGTCAATTATTGACAGTTGCAGGTGGTGTTCCAACTTGGGCGGCTCCTGCTGCCGCTGGTGGAATCACTTTGATTTCAACCACTTCATTTTCAGGTGCAACATTTTCTCTGACTTCAATTCCCACGACTTACAAATACCTCAAATTAGTCTTGGTAGATGTGGCAACAACTTCCGAAAATGATGCAACCATTCGTTTTAACAATGACTCAGGCACAAATTATGATTCTGCTTGGTGGAGACAAACTACCACACTTGGTGCTACTAATTACCAATCTGCAACTTCTTTTTCAGCAGGAACAATAGCAACAGGTGATGCGAATAAAGTATTTAGTTATATTTTAGATATTCCAAATTATACAAGCACAGGAACAAAACCATTTTTCTCATCTGGTTGGG